TAAACCTGTGTTTGGATTATAGAAGTCACCACCGAAAGAACTGACCGGTACATTAACGCCATCAATACTATATATTCCATTTCTAATTGTTCCACCTGGAGTAAATTGTTCGTAAGGTTGACCACTACCTAAATTTTTTATAAAATTATATCCAGGTATTACAACACTCATAATTGCATCCATTATCCCGTTTGATTTTTTAGGTTCTGTAAATGTTTGACCTAAAACTCTATTTTGATCTGCTATAGTTCTAGGAGTCGAATATCTCATATCTCCAACACCTGAATATGGTAGTTGATTTTCCTTCATTAAATCTATGTCCGTAATACCACCTGGAATAACATCTCCAGCTATATTCATCATATTAGGTCTTGAAAATATATTTGCTTTTATTAGATTTTCTTGAATTAATTGATCAACTAAATCTTTATTAACCATTTCTTGATTAGACATAAAAGGTGTATACATATTTGTAGCTGCTGTAGTATTAGTTATACCCGTACCTAAATCAAAAGTTGGCGTATTATATCCTAAAGATAAATTTGGAACTTGAGGTTTTTCAGCTCCGTAAGCTGAAAAAAGATTTTCAAGACCACTACCAAGTTTATCGAAAAAACCTAATTTTGGTTCTTCACTAGCAATACCCGAATATTTATTGAATAAATCTTCATTATATTTTTGTAGAATAGTCTCTGATTGTTTATTGTAAGGTACATTAGGATCATAATTTTGTTTAAATAGATTATAATTTACTTTACTTACAGGTGTATATTCAGCCATTATCTTCTACCGTCTGGTTTTATATCTACTCTTAATGTTCCATAACGCCAAGTTTCACCTATAGCGTCGTTTTCAATTTTGATTGCAAGAAGTCTACCTCTAGCACGTGTATCTACTTTATCAGTAGAACTTGTGATTGTAAAGGGTCCTAATGGTGAACTTGATGCTGTATCACTTGGATAATTATTTAATAGTAATGTAATCTTTGAATTACCAGTTAATACTTTAAAATCTGGTATAAATCTACTCATAGACATAATAAACTCACCATCTCCTCTAAAATCTGCTATGCCAGTTGATTGTCCGGTTAAACCTCTTCTTGAAGATATATCGAAATCACCAGATTGAATATATGCATCAATAGAAGTTGTACCTGATGAATTGATTTGATCGGTTCCGGTTTCATGAGCATAATAAGTCGATGCTCCATACTTTGCAGTAATTCCTTGTATTGGAAAATTAGGCACAGCTGTTGCATTGTATTCTGTTGCATATGGTAAATCAAATACACCTGTATCTGTATAACTAGTTCTAGCAAGTGATGATGTTGTCCAACAGTTTTCTCCGTAGTTAAATGTAACACATCTATCAATTTGATCAGATCCGTTTTTTGCATAAAACCAATTTACTTCATTATATAAAGTATTGTGTTCTGCATAAACAATTTGATTTGCATTATAATTGATACCTAAATTATCTCCTGTAGTTGTAAACACAAAGTCTTCAACTAAACAAGGTATTGCTTTAACGGTACCATCGTACATAAAAAATCCACCTTCACCGGACATCCAAAAGACAACACCATTAGAATACGTCAGTGCATGTTGACCAATCAATCCACAGTTTGTACCAACTTGTTTAACTGAAAATGTAAATGGTGGACCAACGAATTGAATTACATATGCAGAACTATCGGTTAATACTAATGTATAATCTTTACCAGATACTGCTCCTACAATTTCATTTCCTTTATCAACTCTAAATGTCCCTGCAGTATTCGTTGCAGTTGGAGCATATGTATTAAAGTCTTCTTGATTTGAAAATCTTATAAACATTGGATCTTGTGTTGATGGATTACCAATGGTTGTTTCTGTTCCAAAATGAAATACATGTCTATCTCTATCCGATACTTGTGTAAGTCTTGATGCAGTAGGTGCACCTGTCATAACGGTTGCTCTATTTCCTCTTGGAGATGATGCTCCTGCATCCCAAGTAAATGTTTTACCATTGTGAATTATTGCAACTAATATTTGACCGAAGTTATCTAAACTCCAGATGCCTGGATCCAGAACCACGTCGCTGGTTGAACGCTCCGTGCCCCATGTTGATGTGCTCCAAGTATCAGTGCCCCATCCATAACCTGCTGTTTGAAATATTGGACCAACAATTACATATGGAAGTATTTCTGCTGAACCGGTTCCAGAAGTAGTGGCTGCTGAATTAGATGGCATAGTAATTTCAAAAGTATTAGCTGTGACATTAGCAATTTCAAAAGTATTGTCTGTAAAATCTGTTGTAGCATATCCAGAACCCGTTGGTACCGTTACAGAATCAAATGTAACATATCTCCCGTTTAATAAACCATGAGCAGTTTTATTAACAGTAACTGTTGGTGAACCGGTTGTAGCATCAAAGTTAGCTCCAGTGATTGCTGTATCTAAAGGGGTAATATCATAAAAGTCTTCACCATAATATAAAAACAAACCTTGTGATGTCCCAATTGCAGTATACTTTTCACCATTTATAGATGTCCATGCATGCTGTGCACGTGCAACACCTGGTAATGTTTTATATTGTATAGTTAATTGATTCCAACCTCCTATTTTTTCAGGAAGTCCATATCTAAATCGAACAAAATCGCCATCAACCCATTGAGACTCGCCTCCAGAATCAGTGACCATCTTATTAAAACCGGGCTTGAAATTTAGTTTTTGTAGCATATAACCTACTATATAATACTTATGAATATAATGAAAGCGAGAATAATATGGTTTCCCGAACGTCTATCATACATAGATTTTGACTCATTACAAGATAAAATAGACTGGGATCAGGAGCATTTAGAGAATGTTCGTAAATACATGAAAGAAGATGGATTGTTATTTCCTGCTGTATTTAAAGATGATGAAATACATTGTGGTCACTATAGATTTAAAGTAGCAAAAGAAATGGGTTATGATGGTATTGATGCTTATAAAGTTGATACCTTTAAAGAAGTTTTGGAATTGACTAAATTCACTGAATTATGTTATAAGCATTATAAAGAATATAAAGAGAAAAATTATGTATGAGTCATTAGAAGAAGCAACTAAATTTCATGCTGTAAACCAAAACAATTGGATTGGTGAAGCATTAGCAGAATATAAACATCAAATTTTTAATTTAATAAAAGAGAATAATATCACAACCATATTAGATTATGGTTGTGGTAAAGCAAAATTTCATCCTATTTTATTTAATAACAGAAAGCTTCCAGGATCACCAATGGGTATAAATATAACTTCATACGATCCTGCGGTTCCACAATTTTCAAATAAACCAACTGGTCAATATGAATTAGTTTTATGTATTGATGTAATGGAACACGTGCAAGAAGATAAAGTCGAAGAAGTATTAAAAGATATATTTAGTTATGGTAATAAAGTATTTTTAACAATTACTTGTTATCCTGCTACACAAGTTTTAACTAATGGAAAAAATGCACATTATACTATCAAAGATCCATATTGGTGGAAAGAAAAACTTAGACCTTATGATGGAAGTTATATTACGATATTTCAAACAATGCCAGATCGAGGTGGTAAAAAAGTTAATAAAGAAGAATGAAAACCAAATAAAATTACTTTAAAAAAATTAGAAACACAGGATAAAACCTTAGACGAAACTCAAATAGAAAAATCAAAACTATTAAATGATTAGTTTATTAGATAAAAATAATAAATTAAATGAAGATAGAAGTAGTTTAAATATTACATACCCTAGAACCGTAAATATAATATTTGGAAACTACCCATATCCAGATCGAATACATAATTTTATATTACAAATAAAAAATAATTTAGATCCTAAAATGAAAAATTTTACTAATGTAAAAGGGAATATGACTGATTGGAATTATTTTATAGATAAACCCGAATTTGTTAACTTTATGACTTATTTAATAAATAAATATCAAACGACACACTCTAATATATTTAAGCATTTTTTACAAAGAAAGACTATTCATAATGCTTGGGGTAATCAAATTAAAAAAGGAGAAAGTTTAAAATATCACACACATTCTTGTCTACATGGTATATTATATTTAACTAAAGGATGTGATTTAATACTACCTGAATTAAACATAAAAATAACTCCTTTACCTGGAGACTATTATATTTTTCCCCCTGAAATATTACATGGTTTTGATACATATGAAGAAGATAGAGAAAGATATAGTTTAATATTTAATATTAGCGAAAAGGATCAATTTGAATATACGAAGTTAAAGGAAAATGGCTTACAATCATAAAATATCAGATTTAAAGTACATCATTAATGGACTAGTTCCAAAAACAGTTTGTCAAAAAATTATAGAGATATTTGAAAAATATCCTTAGTTATTACATTTAGAAAACAGTTACAAATTTAAAACCAATAAAAAAGAAATAGATGATTTTGATTGTTTAAATTTATCTATTATAGAAAACCCTAACGAAGATATATTATATGCTTTAGAAGAGGCAAAAAAGTATATATCTATAATGATAACAAACTATGTACTTTATATAAAAAGTAAAAAAATATCTCCAGATTTTAATGATTGTCTTATAAGTAAGA